TTTAACCTTGGCATCTCGCTTGGTTAGCGGTCGCTCTGCTAGACTTTCGTACGCATCCTGGTACCTTTTGCGCAATTTTGAATTCCAGGTAACTAAAACTTGATCGTAACTGTAAGGGGCAACATTGCCCATCTTCTTCGCCAATCTGCGTGCCTCAGCACGTAGTGCGGCTATGCCCTCCTTAGTAGGGATGGGCACTTCACCGCAAACGCGATTTACAGCTGCAATCAAGTCATTACACACACAATTTTTATGCGTAAAACAGAGCCAGAGACCTGGCACTGGTGGGACTAGTCGGACTAGGTGGCGACGAGATTCGCAAGCCCAATTCGCCGGGGGAAGTGGCTCCTTAGCATCTGCAGCGAGCTTCTCCAGTCGGGGTGCACCGACTGCGGGATACGCGCAAACACCCGGCACGCGAATTGGGCTGACCTACTTGAGCGGTAAAGCCCAAGCGGGTCGTGCTGTCCACTGCCAGATGGAATTGGCAGCGATCAGCCCCGCCGCTGTTGTTGCTGCGGCGGCTAGCGCCGCGGCGGATCGTATACGACCGCGGCACGCCACTTCACCGGCAGTGATAACCCCGGCGGACATAACGGCACCTGCTGCCATCATCTTGCTGGCGGCCACCACAGGACGTCGCCAACGCCGCCACCAGCGCGTCACAGTACTGGGCACGACACCTGCCGCGGTGTCGTTGGCTTCCTCCACATTGACCTGCGTGCCAGGATCTTCCAGGCACTTTCGCAAGTTCACTTCCGGGAGCCAGTTGCTACGCAACGCCTCAGTTGTGACCCTGGCGCTAGCATCAGCGATGTGCTGCGCGTCCTTCCAGCCTTTCGCCTTGCACCAGGCGGTGCACCTGTTATTAAGTGCACCGGCAGTGGTTGGCACACGACGTGCGCCGAACAACTGCGACCTGGCGTAGGCCAGCAGGTCCATTTCGGACTCTACAGGGTCCGTGGGATCCGGTCTGAGGGCCGGAGCCTGATCACCCCGATCGGCTGGCGATGGAACCACCACGGGTGCTTTAGGCACAGGTGGTGGGCTAGCGGCCCTCGCGGGCGCGGTAGGTCCCACGGATGGCGACCTTCCTCGCTGTATATGCCCAGACCGGGGTGGGCATACTGGGTTCCCTGATAATGCTGGAGCAGGGCCCAGTATGCCTCCGATGATTCGCGGAGCACGGGGTACAGGCGATCTTTGCCTGTTAGCATTGCGGCCATTCCCCGCTCGGACTCCACGTCGCGTAGGGCCATTAGGGTCCCAGTAGAAACTAAGACCCGTCGGATTACGGGCCATACTACGCGGGCTACGACTACGGTTACGCGGTGTGACAGACATGATAACATGTATGTCAGTCGGAAATTTGCTTCTTTGCGAG